CCTCCTATCTCTAATATAGCATCTCTACCGGTGTTAGCTAAAGCTGACTCGGTATAAATAAAAGTGTCTTTTTCAGGAAATATTCTGTATACTGCCATAATTATACTGTTGTAATTCTACCTTGTATGTCTTGTTGAGGATACCTAACTTCAAATATCATAGGATCAGCAGCTGGGTAGATAATATTGTTTCTAGTTGCTGCATCAATATCATATGCAAATCCTGTATAGTTAGCACCTTGTTTATTTTCTATTGTAATTTTCTGTACTGTCTGTACTCCTTTTACTCTGTCTAATGCAGTATAGATAGCTGAGATGTTTATTGGTTGATTAATAGCCCAGTTCTTAACATTAAAATACTCTATCATAGCTTGATTACAGTTAAATAGTACATCTCTAGCATTGTAATTTGGAAGAGCAAGTACTTCAAATTTTACACCGATATTTACTACGAAAGCATTTCGTATAGTTAAACCATCTGTTAACATCATATACTGAGACATATACTTTCTCAGGTTTTGTTTAAGAGTAAGAGGTGCTGTGGTTAATCTTCCATTACTGTCGTATGCTAACACGAACATTGAAAGTGCTAGTGGATTATCGATTGCTTCTTCTAAAAGTCCGCTACCTTGTTGAGCTAATGTTTGATCTTTTGCTACAAATACTTTAGCAAGTGAACCAAATCTAGGAGGTAGACTTAATGCTCTTATAGTATAATCTTGTAAAGTTACAACTCTTCCTTGTTCATTGAACGATCTAAAGGAGTTCTGTCTTACCTCTTCAACCGTATCTCCATCTCTTCCTCCAATAGCTGCTCTAGGATTTGTAAAAGCTAAAGTAGCTTCAACACTATTGCTATTAGCAAAAGTTTCATCAGTGGCATTAGCGTTTGCAGTAATTTTAGTTGTTATAGTATTAGCAGGAACATTAGCTTCTACACCGCCGCCTACAAGGTACCTAATCGTTAATGTAGTAAAAGAAGGAGCAAGTCCATAAGCACTAGAATAAAGAAAGTTAGAAGGGTCATACGCATAATCTAATCTAGTTATTCCTTGACTAGTACCGGAACCAACATTTGTTGGGTCAGGAAGGAAAGATATATCATCATCCCCTGATATACCCGAACCGAATTGAATCTGTAGTACACCCTGAGATGTAAATCTAGTAACAAATCTTCTGGGCACTCTTAGTAGTCTAGAGCTAAACTGTACCTGGTCAGCATCGGCTGGGGATGCATTATTTTCTTGTTCAAAGATTGTGTCTTGTCCTAAGAAGGGTACTTCATACCATTTATCTCCGTCTTCATCAATTATATCTAATATCCCAATAATATTTTCGTCTTCAATAGTAATAGTGGCAAATTTTTCTGCAGTGCCGAACGTTCTAGTAATTTGTTTTATATTCCCTGAAAAAGCTTTTGCTGTCTTTTTTAACTGATACCTTTCAGGGTTACCGTTAGAATCAACTGATAGAACTGTTACTTCTGTTGGATCATAAGAGCTAGAAAATCCAAAGTCTATCTTACTTTCTATAATAAATTGAGTATCTCCAGATGCAATAACTGCAGGAGAAACTACAGACAGAGCTTGATTAAAGTTAGGGCTATAATTTGCATCTCCCTCTACCGGGTCTACTTGTTGTGTGATTTCTATAGTAGCTTCAGATACCGTAGTAACTTTTGGTCTGTAGCCCATCATATAAGCTAAACTATAAAGATTAGCGGGATCTTTAGCATACTGTAGGTATGTTTCTTGAATTTGAGAATCTTGATAAAACGACAGTATATCCCCAACGTATGAAGCCATCTCTATAAACATAATACCGGGAGAAGTTTCAGTAAAATCGTTGTACGTGTCAGGGAAGTAGTTCTTAGCGTACTCTATAAGTTGATTTCTAAAATCATTGAAATCTCTTTCTACGTACTTTATTTGTCTTGACTGAGCCATTTTTATTCAAAGTTAATTAAAAGTTCATCTTGAATGTTTGTTTCGGAAATTGAATACTTCAAGTAAAAATTTATCTTATTAAAGTCACTGTCTCCTACTACATTCAACTCGGTTACAACTACTCTAGGGAAATAGAGTTGAAGACCTTCTCTCACAAATTCTTCTACATTGCTAAGAGATTCTTGATTTATATTATCAAAAAGTAAATCTCTTAAACCAGATCCAAAGTTAGGCCTGTATAGTCTCTCTCCTCTTCCTGTTAAAAAAAAATTTATTAGGTTCGCCCTTATAGCATCTTTAGACTGATAAGTAGAGTTAAATACTGCCTTTCCTGAAAAAGGTATATTAACACCAATTGCTTTTCTTGGCTGTAAATCTAACGGGTTAATTTTTTTTATTTCAAATGCCATTATAATACTCCAGCTCTTTGTTTATCTTTTTTCACAGAAGCGTCAAATATATTCTTAGCGTTCTTTACAAAATCTAATTGAGATAAATCTAAGCCTGGTTGTGCTCCAGACATTCCCATTTGGTTAGCCATTGATGAAGCAAAGTTTGGTTTAGAAACCATATCAGAAGTACCTGAATATACTTGCTGAAAGTCCTCATTAGTCATATTATTTTTTGTTTGCTGTAACATTGAGTTTATAGTCTCATTTTTAGTAAACGATACATTTGTAGCTTTAGGAGGAGTTTTTAATCCTATCATTTCAGCTAACTCTTGTTTACTTGGTTTTTTAGCTACAGACCAATCAGATGTTCCCGGCTGTGGAGCTGGTTGCATTTTAGAAGGTGTGCTAGCTATTTTTACTGCTTCGTTTATTACGTCTTGTAACTCTTCTTTAACAGCTGCTCTCACCTCTTCTCTAATAATCTTTCTAAGTTGATCGAGTTTCATATATATAAATAGTTAAGTTATAGAAGTTGATTTTCAATTCTGAATTTTATTTCGTCTATTAATACCTGGGTGGATGAACTAAATGATTTAGTTCCTCTTGCTATTACTTTTCCGTCAGGATCTTTAGCAACTGCAAAGCGTAAAGGTGCTACTGCAGGTTAATCAGGATCTGTTTCTATAGTAATATCGTATTCAATTCCTGCTTTAGATGTATAGGTAAATTGTCCGTTGTCTAATTGATCTTGACCAGGTAAGTTATTAATTAAGTCTATAAGTTCTTTTCTTTGATCTTCAGGGAGTTCCAACACACAGTTTAGTAGAGGTAAATCTATGCTATCTAATCTTCCTTTAATCTCATCAAGCTTTCCGTCGACTTTAGCTAAAATCTTGTATATCGAGTCTACATCGCCGCTAAGATCACTCAGAATTCTCCCTACAGTCTGTAGTATATCATTTAATTTATTAATAGTCCCGACAGGAATAGAGAATATTACCCCTCCAACAGGAGGTGGTAACCCGACTGTTGATGGAATAGGAATGTTTCTTAATGTTTCTATAATAGTAGAAAGAGTACCGAGGGCATCGTCTAAAGGTTCTATTAATTCTCGTATAGGTTGTATTTTAGTTTGAAATCCGTCAACCACCTGTATTAAATTATCCTTTATCCCGACTATCTCTTTTAATCTTTCGTATAAAGGACATACTTCTTCAAGCAGTTCATCTTGTATTTCAAATACTTTTTTACGGATCTGTACTTCTACAAATGCTCTTGCACGTCCTATATAGTTTCCTGCAAATCCGGATAAATTAGATGGTTCTACTAAAGTTGGCATTATTCAACAAATATTTTTTTAGACTTTAAGCTTGATGTTTTCCCGGGATTAATTCTCGGTTTAAGTAGTGTGTTTATAAGAGTAGTGGTTGCTGCTCCTACTTCTTGCAGACCTGGTAATGGACTTCCTCGTTTAGTTTCGGCAGAAGAAAGAGCTACTGCAATTTCGTCTAATACATCAAGTAGTGTGCTCAAGAAAGACTCTAGTTGATTACCTAAAACTACCGGTTCTCTAAATCTATACTCTCTGAGGGTTTTAAGCGATTTGTTTATGTTTCTCTGGGTACCTATTAAAATAATAGGGGCATCCATTCCTATATATGTTTCAGCATCTAAATTTATTGTCCTACCTGCAGTCATTGAAACGCTAGTAAATGCTGACATTACTATGTTTTCTTCTGTAGAGTTAAATAGTAATCTTCCACTATTAATAATTACCTGCT